CTGACTGAAATATGCCAGTATTTGCGGAACTGGTTCAAACGCGCCCAGTACATAGGTGAATTTTCGATTGTGGACGGAGTTCTGCAACGGCAGTATTCAACCGGCACAGCCTTCGACACGATGCAGGTTTCTGACGGCCAGTATTTCAGGATCATCAACAGCACGTTTAACGATGGCGTTCACAAAGTCGGAGACGTGCTCGATGATGAAGTTTTCATCGGAGCGGTTTGGTCTATGGGGATCCCGAAGGCCGTTATCGATATCGCGAACGAAATTGATGACTGGCAACAGAAATACGGTGGCACGGACTCTCAGTTGCTTTCCCCTTACAGCTCTGAATCGTTCGGCGGTTACTCCTATACGAAAGCCGGGGACGGATCTTCCGGGGGCGGTGCTTCTTGGAAGAGCGTTTTCGGCTCTCGTTTGTCTGCATGGAGGAAAATATGAGCCTGTATGAAGCTGATATGGAATCCTGCACGTTCTTGGATCAGACCACCGTATACGATGACATCGGTGGTTATGTAACGAGATACGTTCCGGGAGCTGAGTTTTCTGCTGCCATTGTGCTTGAGGACTCGATAAACGCCAATATCGCAAGAAAACAAGGAGTCAAAGACCTTTACTGGGTATCGGTAAAGAAAATAGTCCCCCTTCGGGTAGATCAAGTATTCCGTAGAAACTCAGACGGCAGGACGTTCAGAGTAACACGGAACGGGGACGAAAACACGACTCCGTTTTCTGCTGGAATCGATATGCGGAGAGTTCGTGCGGAAGAATTCATTCTGCCGAATGATTAAGGTTGGAACCTATGACTAAAGAAGAAGCGTTACACAGCTTTTGGTCGCAATTCGGGTGGAGGGCCTATAACGAGTTCACTGTTCCTGCTGATGCGGAGCTTCCGTATATAACATACGAAGTTGCAACCGCAAAAATGGGAACGACCGTTTATCTTTCCGCATCATTGTATGATAGAACATACTCATGGCGCAGCGTGTATGACAAGGCAAAACAGATTGCTGAGAGAATCGGATCAGGAATCACGATTCCATACGACTACGGCCTTGTATGGATCGTGCAAGGAGAGCCGTTCACGAACGCGGCCAGCGATGATGAGGACAACATCCGAAGACTGCAAGTAAACATAAAAGCTGAATTCATTTCTGCGTATTAAAGGAGAAAACGCTATGGAATTTGAAAAACTCGCCCCCGATTTTTATGAGCGTCTGCAAATGTCGGCTGGTGTTATCTGCAAGGGTTTTGTCCCTTCCACCGGAAAGATTACCGGACTGATGGGCGCGACAACCGGAGGCTTTCAGTTTGCGTCCAACCCCAATTACGTTGATATCGGGGAGGACGTGGACAACGCAAAACCCAATACGTGGCAGCTCAAAAGGGTAACTTCCTACGATCCTGCCGCATCGGGTACTTTTGTGGAAATCAATGCCGAACGCGTCAAAGACCTGATCGGGGCCGCAAAATACGGCACTACAGGCGGCGCAACCCCTGTCGATGACGAGACCCATATCATCCCGACTCACGAGCTTACAGAGGACGATTTTGAGAGCTTTTGGGTAATCGGTGACTATTCGGCCTATAACGATGGCGAAAGCACGGCGGGGTATTTTGCCATTCATATCATGCACGCGCTGAACACGGCTGGCTTCCAGTGGCAGTCCAGTAAAGAGGCAAAGGGGCAGTTCTCGTTCGACTACCACGGCCATTACGATCTGACCACACCCGGAGAAGTACCGTTTGAAGTGTACGTCAAAGCTGGAACAGCAGCGGAGTAAAGGAGGGGAAACATGAGACTGTCTGAAATTCGCGACGAACAGGCCCTTGACGTGCTGGCTGACGTTCTCGAACCGCTTGAGAATATCATCGCGGACGAGGAAATCAAGGAGTCTTACAAGCGCGACGGATTCAAAATGAAATTCGTTGCAAAACTGATTAAGACGCACAAGCGGGACGTGATCGAGATTCTTGCACGGCTGGACATGAAGGAACCCGATGATTACAGCTTTTCCATTCTGTCTGTACCTGCGCGGGTTTTGGAGATTCTTAACGACCCCGAATTCGTCAGCCTTTTTACATCGCCGGTAACGAAGACCGGCTAAAAAGGTTTTGGAGCCTGTATGGGACATATACAGGGAAAAGAACATGGGCGGCATTTATGCACTATTATCGCGCGAAAGAACGTGAGTGGAGGCAGGATGCCGCCTTTCGCATATATCTGACAAAGGCCGCAGAAATACTCGTGAAATCCGTGGCCGGTTGCGATTTGCCTGACTTTTCCGATCTTGCGGAATACACTCCGAAAGACACTCGTTCCCCGGAGGAAATCGCGGCTGATCTGATTATGCGGTGTGATTTGGAGTTGGTAGAATGAACCTGTTCGACCTCGCAATAAAAATCGCGGTTGATGCCACCGAAGCGGCAAAAGGTATCGAAGGGGTTAAGGACAAAGCGTCAAAAGCCGGGGCAGGAATTAAGAAGAGCCTTGCGACCGCTGGCAAGGTGGGTGCTGCCGCCATTGGCGCAATATCTACGGCCGCTGTAGGCGCGACAGCCGCGCTTGCAAAAGGAATTAGCGACACGGCAGCTTACGGCGATAACATCGACAAAATGTCGCAGAAAATGGGGCTTTCCGCGACTGCTTATCAAGAATGGGATGCAATTATGCAGCATTCCGGGACGTCGATTGAAAGCCTGCAGGCTGGTATGAAAACCCTTGCAAACGCTGTTGAAAGCGGGAATGATGCGTTTTCTCGACTTGGCATAAGTCAACAGGAAATCGCTTCCATGAATCAGGAAGAGCTGTTCTCCGCTACGATCTCAGCTCTCCAAAACGTGGAAGATGAAACCGAAAGAACATACCTTGCAGGTCAGCTACTCGGACGCGGCGCGACAGAGCTTGGTGCGTTGCTCAATATGTCTGCCGAGGAAACAGAGGATATGCGACAGCGTGTCCATGAACTCGGCGGCGTAATGAGCGATGAAGCTGTTAAATCAGCAGCTACTTTTCAGGACAACCTACAGGATCTCAAAACGAGCATATCGGGCATAAAAAGGGGAATAACACAGGAGTTTCTCCCGGGCGTAAACGATATGCTGGCTGGCTTCACGAGCTTGATTATTGGAGAGGACGGTGCCGAGGAAAAGCTATCTTCGGGCATGGATAGCATTTTCCAAAACGTGCAAAATATTGTTCCACGGATCACAGAGATTATCACGACAATCGGCAATGCTTTGATCGGCGCGGCTCCACAGATCTTAAATGTCGGGCTGGAAATCGTTTCCAGTCTCGCGAAATCACTTTCCGATAACGCAGATGTCTTAATCGATGCAGCTTTCGAGCTTATCAATGTACTTGTTGAGCAACTCAGCAATCCGGAAGGGCTGTTGACCCTTATAGATGCGGCGTTTGCTATCGTCTCGAAACTCGCTGCCGGTCTCGGTGAAAACCTGCCCGTATTGATCCCAGCCGTAATACAGATAGTCCTTGATATCGTCAACCGCCTTACCGATCCCGAAAGCATCAATATGCTTATCAACGCTGCGATTCAGTTGATTAAGGGCTTGTATTTGGGGATTCAAGCTATGTACCCTGTCCTCATCAAATCTGCCCCCGAAATCTTGACAAATATCGTGATCGGTATTATTGGTGCACTCGGTCAGATGGTAGCCGCTGGCCCCGACATAATCCTGTCGTTGATTGATGGGATCCTGTCTCAGTTTGATTCTCTTCTCACGAACGGTAAGGAAATCATCGCGGAGATCGGAGCGGGGATTAAGGCCAAAATTGACGATGCGAAAGAATGGGGCAAAAATCTGATCGGCGGCTTTATAAAAGGTATCCTCGAAAAATGGGAGGCTTTGAAAGGTAAAGTGACCGGAATCGTCGATAAGATCAAAGGTCTTTTTACCGGGAAGAAGGGCTTCGACGAACGTTCCCCCTCAAAATGGGCGAAAAAGGTGTTTGAATACGTCCTTGAAGGCGGGGAGGAAGGATTTGACGAACAACTCCCGGAGACCGTTAAGACCACAAAACGGTCGATTGCCGCGATACAGGATGTTATGACTGACAACATAGAACCGCCGATGATCGCTGATGACTACTATTATGATGACCGCATCCCGCGCGTCAATGATAACAGTACACAGATAATCGCTCTTTTGAATGAGTATCTACCCGTCATTCCGATGCTGGCCAACATGAAAGTCATAATGGACAGCGGCGCGACTGTCGGAGCCTTGGCACCCGGCATGGATGCAAACTTCGGACGGCGGCTGACATACGCGGAAAGGGGTAACGCATGAACATATATGCTGATCACTATGGGATGCGGATGACTCCTTACACGGATTCCAACACGATTCCGAGGACGCTCCCGACTCCGCGTTCCGTAGACGCGGAAGGGAAGCCGAACTGGAAACATTCGTTCGGTTGCTTCGGGCTGTTCGACGATGACGATGGCGTAACGGGGCTTTACCCCGTTTCTCTCGTTATCGAGGATGCGGAAGTGAAGACGCACTATCAGGACATTCCCGGCAGCGACGGCGTGGAGGACTGGACGGAAGCTCTTACGGGTACCGCTCACTACGGCAATCGCGCCGGGACTTTTCGCTTCAAGTTCATCGGCCCACGGAACCTGTGGAAAACCGTATACCATCATCTTCAGTCAGTATTTCACGGTCAGCGGTGCGCGATCATCCTTGATGAGGACAGAGCGGGGTATTATTACGGCAGGTTTGCGGTTGAAAAACCGGAACAGGCTGAATACGCCACGTATTTCACAATCACGGCTGACTTGTATCCGTATCAGATGGACTTCACGACTGCCTCTCCGAATGGTGCCAGCCCTGAAAATGAGTTGTGGCTGTTCGATTCCCTCTATATAGCGGAACCGGCACTACCGCAGGCTGGGCTTGGGATCATCCATCATAATGTATGGGATATAATCCCGAGTTTGGATTTTGTCGATTATATCGTCCATGCTTCGCCGTTGCCGCAACACCCGGTTATCAATGTCCGAGGTCTAAAATTTGATGCAGACACGCAAAAGTGGGTCAACTGTAATGTCGCGGATGGCGATGTCCAAATTCAGTATTCCGGCGGCTATACCCGCGATATCGGCGGTGGTGACACTGTACTCGATGAGATAATACTGACTCAAAAACCGTATTATGGTAGTCTGCAAGATTTCGCGATTAGTATCAGGCTCAATGTCTCGACCGAGGAACGCCCCATAGAAGCGGAGAGGGCTACGATCAGAATAGACTACAAAACGGGGAGACTTTAAATGTACAGGATTTTTTACGGCGATGAACTCATATACACGCCTATATTCCCTAACGATGGCTATTATGTCGTAGACCCGACGCTGACTCAGGAGCTGAACAAGAGCGCAACGCTCACGTTTACGGTTCCGACTACATCACTTCACGGCGGGAGCATACTGCCGCGCGACCGGGGCAACCCTATCATAGTCAAGGATGATGATGAGGTCATCTTCCGTGGACGATGCATTTCAGCCGAGCGGGATATTTGGAACCGCAGAAAAATCTACTGCGAAGACGAGCTGGGGCTTCTCAATGATGTCGTTCTCCGCCCGCAGGAAGAGGTCACAGAAACGGTGGCTGCGTTCCTTACCCGTGTCCTTGCCGGGTATAATTCCCGCGCAACGGATGAGATACTGCCCGGAAACGTAACAGTGACGGAAACGATCACTTATTCTTACGACTACGTTACCGCGTGGAGCGCGATCAACAGTAATCTGCTCAGTAAGCTGGAAGGGTATCTGTTTATCCGACATGAGACTGTAAACGGGGTCGATAAGCGGTACCTTGATTATCTCGCTTCCAGCGGCGAAGAAGTACCGGAAACGGCTATCCGATTCGGAGAAAACCTGATCGACTTGTCAAGCAAGACCACGACGGAAGACTTGTATACGGTGATTATCCCGACCGGAAAATCTACAGACGGGAAGAAGCTGACAATCAAGTCCGTTACACAGGGCAACGTGGACTATCTCGCGTCCAGTCTTGTCAGCTCCTACGGCGTGATTGAGAAGGTCGTTGACTATCCCGATATCGAGGACGCGACGGCCCTCAAAAACAAGGCGCAGTCTGACCTTGACGCGGTTTCACTGGTAGAGTCCATCACCGTCAAGGCTATGGATTTTTCCCTTGTCGGACGGGCCATCAGCAGGCTGCGAATCGGCAACAGTTATCCTCTTGTCGCTCCGTTGCAGGGCTACAACAGCAATATGATTCCGCTGTCCCGTATGGTGCTCAAGCTGGATGATCCAAGTCAGTCAGATTATACGTTCGGGGCGGTTATCCCAACGCTTTCAAGGAGGTTATGATGGCAGATTGGCAAACAATTTGGACGAAGTTTGAAAACGACTTCAACATCGCAGAATACGGCTACGAAGTTCGTGACGCGATCTCCGAAGCGATCCAAACGCTTGCGGAAAACTTTATCGAAGCTGACGGCTTAATGGTCGGCGGTCGGGTGACAGACGAGGACTTGTCTGCACTTGACAACGGCTCAACGGTATCGTTCAACAACGCGCAGTCAAATCGGCTACTGGATATCCGCGTCAATACTTACGCTTCCGTCTCCGAGCGTCCGTTCAACGAAGCGTTACAAGGGCTTCTGATGACGATTGCGTCCAGCGGAGACAACACGGCTTTAGCGCGGAAGCATCAGCTTTTCTTCGCTCGGCGCAAGGGGCATATCTACTGGAGGTTCACAGGGCTTAATCCGGAGGACACGACACAGTATGTTTGGAGCGATTGGAGAGAGCTTGCTATGACAACGGACATTTCGTCTTCGATTACGACTGCATTGGCTGATTGTGTGCGTTCGACATGGAACATTGTAAGCTCGTCCAATATTGCGGATATTCTCGGCTCAGACGCAAACGTTGCGGATGCCCCGGCGAATTCCGTCATTGTATTCGCGCAATCCGGTATCACTTCTGCGGTTGGGTTCCCTGATAACCTTCCAACCACAGATCCCTGCTGGCTCCGCACGTTCGCTTCGCACAACAACGCCATGCAGATCCTCCATACCAACAAGGCCGGATTCGCGGATTGGCATCGATGGGTATACCATCATGGCACAACGGAGCGGACGGTAAGTAATTGGATTCAGTCGGCTACACTATCCGATGTTAGCTCTGCACTCGCAAACACGCTTAATACTGATTATGCGACTATCAATGGAACCAACATTGCGGAAATGCTTGGCTCGGATCAGAGTGCGCTTGGTGCTCCGCTAAATTCGCTGTGCATTTTTGCTCCGTCCGGTTACGCCGCGCTCTCGGACGCTCCATATACATCGACGAAAAACATTACCGCGTGGATGTTGACCATTGGTCACGGTAACAACGTTGAGCAGACGATCACAACGCGAGTTGGAGCAGACAACAACGGAAGGTTTTACCGGTCTGTTTACAGCTATGGCACAAGCAACGCGAATCCTACCGCGTGGACGCGGCTTGATGTGGTAAGTCCTGTTGGCCCGACCGGAGGCGATGACAATTACAAAAACGCGAAATGGCTGTTTGTCGGTGATTCGATCTGCTATCGTGCGTCCGTCGGCTACGGTTTTCCGGAAGCTCTTGGAATCCCGGCTGAGAACTACGTCAATATCGGCGTAGGCGGCGCGACGATGCGTCGTTACGGCGGTACTGGTGAAAACTGGATCCCGAAGCATATTGATGATTATCTCGCGTCTGCTGATGCTCAAAACGCGGAGTTTAACGGAATCATTATTGAGGGCGGCTACAACGACTGGCATTCTGCTACACATTACGGGACAGTCCCGGAGACGATCCCAGCAGAAGGCGCGACTATTGATTCCACTACAACTTGCGGTGGGTTGGTTTACGCGATTCGCACGTTGCAGGAGGCATTCCCGTCCGCGAAAATTTATTACCTTACGGTTCACAAAATCAACGATGCGCAGAACACTCCGCACGATGAAGGTGGAAAAACGCAGGACGAGATCTTTGCGGATCTGATTGCGATCTGCAAGATGTTCGGTGTGGAGGTTATCGACTGTTATCACGATAGCGGGTTGAACACCTATTACACTTCCGCAAAGGCTTTTACGCAGAGCGGGGACGGGACACATCCGACTATTGACGGGTTCAGCCGGTTTTACAATCCGGTTATCCTTCAACATATCAAAGGTATCTATTATGAGGAGGTTGGAACATGATTGATTGGAAACGCAAGTTGACTTCGCGTAAGTTTTGGGCGGCGGTCGCGGGCTTTGTCTCGATGTTGATTATCGCACTGGGCAAAGGCGCAGAGACGGCGCAGACCGTGACTGGGCTTATCATGGCGGGTGCTTCTCTGATCGCTTATATGATTGGCGAGGGGCTTGCTGACAGCGGCAACAGCGGAATCGGGATTCCGCTTGAACCTATTATCGACGAAAAAGAACAGGAGGAATAATCATGGCATTTAATCCCATTACAAGACTTGAAAAAATCCTTTGCGGCGTTAAAGCGACTCCGAGAACGCGGCTTGAGACAGCCGTAAAGACGGCTGTTGACAACGCGGGCGGCGGCGGTGGAGGCGGCGCGGAAGAGGTGTTCGCTGTTACTGCCGATATGAATCATACCGACTATTCGCTTTCCAACATTTCCGCAACTCTCGCGGAGGTGTCTGCGGCTTCGACGGCGGGTAAGCTCGTCGAAATGACGCTTACAGACTCGGAGATTGGCGCGACTGTTACCGTGCCTCTCGCCATTATCGTTCCGGGGCAAGTTGCGGAATTCATCGGGCACGTTGTGGCAGGCGATGACTTACACATTGGCATGGTCATGATGCTTGAAAGCGGCGCGTCTGTTACCCTGTATCCGGTGCTCCCCGAGTACAATCCGGAGACCGACGTTGGCAAGTTTCTCACCATTAAGAGCGACGGTCGGCTTGGCTGGGGTACGCCCGGATAAGGAGGACGCGCTATGACCGATGATGTTTTTCCCGCCGAAATTGACGAGTACGGCGAAGAGGCGTTTGCTGAACTGACTGGAGGAAGGGGTGACGAGGACGATGAGCAACAGCCCGTTAGTTAACTACACTAAACTGTCCCCATGTAATTCCGGGGTGCGGACTCACGCTATCGACCGTATCACTCCCCATTGTGTTGTGGGGCAATGCTCTGTGGAAGGGCTTGGAAACCTGTTCCAAAACTACTCCCGGCAGACTTCGTCCAATTACGGCATCGGCTACGACGGCAAGGTTGGCATGTACGTTGAGGAGGAGGACAGAAGTTGGTGCTCCTCCTCCAACTCCAACGATCAGCGCGCCGTGACGATTGAATGTGCGTCTCAGGATGTCGCGCCGTATGCGTTCAACACCGTCGTGTATAACAAACTGGTTGAGCTGTGCGCCGATATCTGCCGCCGTAACGGTAAGAACAAGCTGTTGTGGCTCGGTACTAAGGAGCGGACGCTGAACTATGTTCCGAGGTCGGACGAAATGGTTCTGACTGTCCATCGCTGGTTCGCGAATAAGTCCTGCCCCGGAGAATGGATGTTCAACCGCATGGGTGAATTAGCGCGGGACGTGAACGCGAAACTGACCGTTAAGAGCGAGGTTCTGTACCGGGTACAGATCGGGGCGTTCACCAAGGTGACCAACGCTCAGAACTACGCGCAGAAAGCGCAAAAAGCAGGTTATCCCGCAATCATCGTAACGGTCAAACATGACGGACACGACCTGTTCCGCGTCCAGTGCGGGGCATTTGAATCCCGTGAGAACGCTGAACAATTCTGCTCACAGTTACATCAGGACGGCTTCCCGGCGATTATCACGGAGGTGGTTGTGTGATTGTTCTTGACGGCGGCGGTGCTGTCGGGTATAATAAGGGGGCGAGAGTTTGATACAGTACACTAATACGCCGTTGACAATCGAAATTGACGGAGCCTCCCTTGCTGATGCGTCCGAGATCCACGTCACACTGTCACAGGGACGGGATCGCGTCGTTGATATCACTGATGCGGAGCTGATAGGCGATTCTTCGTTGTCGCTGACTCTGACGCAGGCGCAGACGGCGAAGTTTTCCGATTCTGCGCCCGTTCAGATTCAGGTCAACTTCATTGTCGGCGTCCTCCGGAAAGCAACTTCCATCGCTACGATTCCCGTGGAATCTAACCTGTTACGGAGGATGCTGAATGGCTGATATTACGCTTACAGTGCACGAAAATGAACAAATCCGGCTTGCCTATGTGGAGGCTAAAATCAAGCCCGAACAGGCTAAAAGCGTGACACCGGGCTATGAACCGCAGGTCGTTTTTCCCGACGCGGGGATGACGCTTAACCGGGTGGATGTCGCTGCGTTCCCGGAGCCGACTGATTCTTTAGCAATCACGGGAAACGGCAGTTATGATGTTGCGAGAATCGGGACGGCTGATGTAAATGTGCCGCAAGGAGTTTTTCCAAGCGGCACACTTGCATTGACGGCCAATGGCATTTTCAGCGTTGAGCAGTATGCCAACGTATCAATCAATGTCCCAGAAATCATAGGTGGGAACTATGCTGTCGTGAAAAAAATCCGCATAACCTACGACGGGAATGATCTTGTCGATGCGCAATATATTGCGGTTTTGAAAGAGATTCAAAAACGAATTCCTAACTATTTTATGGTGTTCGGTTTTGAGGTTATTTCTGCCCCGATTGCAGAGAACGACTTTGTCGCGGCATATTATGGCTCAGACGTTTATGGTTTCCGCGTTTACCGGTGGTATTGGGATGGAACCAAAATTGTGCGCAAGTTCGAGAATTATTCTCAGAACGCTAAAGGTAATTTGCGGAACGGAGCCGTGGTTGACGTATTATATTCGGAGAAAGTAGCATGAATGTCACTATCACTGAACTAATCGCGCTCATGGGCGTTCCGTCAGCTATCACCGGGCTGGCGGTGTGGGCCTTGAAAAAGTGGCTGGAGAAGCGCGAGAAAACGGCAGAGGAACGGAATAAGGCGTTGACCGACATCCTGATAGCGCAGGTCATGTGCAACAACGCGTCTCTGTCTCTCGCGGAAGCTACGGCTACGGCTGTCCAGCGCATCCCGGATGCTCATTGTAATGGCGATATGCATGAGGCTTTAGAGATTGCGCGAAAGATGAAACACGAACAGCGTGAGCTGCTTACGAAGATCGGCATCCAGTATGCTGTTGATTAAGGAGAGTGTACACAATGGAAAAAATGGACAAAGAACTGCGGGACGAGTTGCAGAAAAAAGCACAGCCGGTCGAATACATCGTCCACGAAGGTGAGATGGCGAGGTTTGAGCGCGTCAACCGGCGAATGCTGGTCATCATTCTTGTGCTGATCAGTCTTCTTGCCGCGTCGTGGATCGGCTTTTTCGTTTACGAAAGCCAATTCGAAGATATCAGAATTGAAGCAGAACAAACGAATGATTCTGCTCCGAATTATGCGGTTGCGGGTGATGTGTATGGCGTCGAAGCAAAAGGTAATAATTAAAGTTCGTCGAAAAAAGACAGGCGGGAACACCGGGTATAAAAAATGCCCCAACTGCGGCGGCGACGGCCGCGTCAAAGTCCGCAAAAGATAGCAAAATCCCTCCGGGTAACGCCGGGGGGTCTTTTTGTCCATGATTGATATTGAGTACACTAATTCCGAAATCGCGCACTGTATAGACGAGCATATCCACAACGCTCTGCATCGTGCAATGCTCAAAGATCGGCTGATTGACGGGCTGACCTATGAGCAGATCGCGGAGCTTCGTGATCGCTCAGTGCGGCAGACCAAGACCATCATATACAGGGCGGAGGCGCGGCTGTTCGCGCACCTAAAATGATAAGAGCCGGAGGCGGTTTCCCCGTCCCCGGCTTTTTTTGTTCTGACGTATCTCTTAATACTTGTTTACGATATCTATCACCATTTCCCTTGCATACAAACCTGGGCCAACAATCGTTGATTCATGCTTAGAGACGCTGTTGTAATTATGTTCGACAAGAAAGTTTTCGCCGTATCCGCTACCCCAATAGCTAACAACGCAACCGTTTGGCGTGTAGTAATGATTGCCGCGCTTTTCCCAATCTTTCGGGAACTGGGTTCTATCATGATTTGGGAGTTCGACGTCGATTGTCCTCTTCGCAACATCATAATTATTAGCACGGTATCCCATGTAACCTCGTTTGTACAGAGAATATTTCATTGTGACTCTCATCCTTACTTAATCACAATCACATTGCCGCAGAACCACTTCGTGTCTCCGCTGGAGTTACGGAACTGCCAGCCAACGATTCCGTGCTCATCGGGGGCGGTGACATTATCGGTTGGTTGATAACCGGCTTCCTTGAGTGCCTTGACCCTATCGCCATCGAATCGGACAGTGTAGGGGGTGTCGCAACCGGACAACTCTCGCGCACACAACGGAGTGTCGTAATAATCGTCCGCAAGGACGGCAGTATTGGGGACGTTGCCCCAGCCGGATGCTAATTCAACGATTTTCAGTTCCATCGTTACCCCTCCTTATATGTCGTACTTATGGGCCATGTAGTCCATGTACTTATTGTAATCGTCATAGTCCTCGATGCCGTAAGAGTGCAGGATCTCATCGTCCGTCATGCGGTCGATCAATGCGCTGTTGATTCCATCCGCGACGAGACACCGGGTCGCCTTTTCAAGCAATTCCTTTTTTTCTGCGCGTGTCATTGTGCCATCCTCCTCCAATAATTGTTCTACTGTCGTGTTCAGCGCGACAGCCAACTTGTGGACGGTTTCCGCCGCCGCCTTATTGAGCGGCTTCTGCCCCTGCTCATAGTCCTGTATCATTCGCAGATTTACGCCGGATTTCATGGCGAGCTGCGCTTGCGTGATATTGGACGCGGTTCTGATACGTTTTAGATTTGTCATTTTTATAACCTCCAAAACCGACGGAGGGTCGCTCCGCCGGTTTATATTATGCTCTTAAAACTGGGGAGGGAACACCAAACGGACGAATATATTCGCCTTCGGTGTCATAATAAATTTTACACCGTCTTTTACCATCACCGTTAAGATGTTCTACAGTAACCGTTTTGTTGGTTCGACTTATAACTCGGCGGTAATGGAATACCATCGAGTTAATATCCGATTTGCAAGAATAAACTTTTCCGACTTCAAACGTTTTCATTTTTTGGTCCTCCTTTCGTTTCGTTCTGCCTTTATTGTACGCTTTTTAGCGTGGTTTTCAATTCGCAAAATCACCAAACATGCACCGATTTTTTGTGTATTTTGTACGCTTTTATCCGTACCACAAAACTGCACGATAACTACACGATAACAGCCCCGCCGCTTCATTGTGACGGGGCTTATTTTATTTTAAACTATTATATAAAGGCGGTGACGATATGAACCTGATTCAGTTTCTGATCGAAAACGGCATGGACTTCGACCTTGCGATCACAATCGCGGAAAGCTATCAGTAATGGCCGAGTACAGATACTACAACCCAAACCCCGCAGGACTGCATATCGGAGACTGCGTTGTCCGCGCAATCTGCGCCGTAACCGGGGAGAGCTGGGAAACGATCTACACGGGGATTGCGCTACAGGGCTATGCGATGTCCGATATGCCGTCAGCTAATGCGGTGTGGGGCGCATATCTGCGTTCTAAGGGTTACAAACGCGCGGTTATCCCGAATGAGTGTCCCGACTGCTACACCGTCGGTGATTTTGCGGACGATCACACGCATGGCAATTATGTACTCTGCACCGGCAACCACGCCGTCGCTGTCGTAGACGGCGGAGTCGTGGTTGATACATGGAACAGCACCAGCGAGACGCCCATGTTCTATTTTTACAAGGAGGACTAAGCATGGCATACAACTATTTTCCCGCGACTTATCAGCCGTATAACCCATACCAGCTTCAGCAGCTCCAACAGCAGCAGATTCAACAGCAACAACCGCAACAGATCCAAAACGGCGGGTTCGTCTCCGTCCGTTCCGAGGATGAGGCCCGGAATTATCCCGTAGCACCCGGGAACAGCGTGACGTTCCGCAACGAGGTCGCGCCTTATGTGTACACAAAGACGATGGGGTTCTCTCAACTCGACCGTCCCGTGTTCGACAAGTATAGGCTTGTCAAGGAGGAGGACTACAAGCCCGAAAACGCCGAGAAACCGCAGGAGCAGACACCCACGATTGATTTATCTGACTATGTCCAAAGATCCGAATTAGACGCGATTTTCGCTGAAATCGGTGCAATAAAGGACGAGATCGGGAAGAAAAAGACTGAGAAGAAGAAGGTGGCCGCTGATGAATGACCCGTTCGGCTCCATGAAGGGCTTTGTCAACCAGTTTCGGGGGTTCATACAGAATCCCGCGTCCCTGTTCTCACAGAGAGGAATCCCACAGAACGCGCTTCAGAATCCGCAGGCCGCTGTCCAGCAACTCATGAATTCCGGGAGAATGAGTCAGCAGGACTTCAACCAGCTTCAGAACATGGCGAACCGGATCATGAACAATCCCCTGTTCGGGCAGTTTTTCGGAAACAAGTAAAACATAAATATACGAAATTACATTTTTCGTGCAATTACGATGCACGAAAAATAAAAAGATCATTTTCGTGATGGCGCGAAAATGATACCGACATGATTGTCGGGCACAAAAAAGTGCCGTCCAACTGCTGGCACAGACGGACGGCTTGTGGATGGGATGGGCGCAAAACTACGCAACACCACATTGCGATTATAGCACTTCCTGTCCGAATTGTCAAGGTATCAGCCGTCGATTGCGCATAAGACGGTAGGTATAAATACAACACAGAAAGGGCTATGATAATGGCACTCACTGATGAAAACAACGGCGGTGTCGGGACTACTATGCTGGTGTCTCCCACTGGCGGCAACTTCGGAGGCGGCTTCGGCGGCGATTGGAGCTGGATTCTGATTCTGTTCCTGTTCGGTATGTTCGGCGGTGGCTGGGGCGGCATGGGCGGCTTCGGCGGCGGCTTCGGGAATATGTTTGAGTTCCCGTGGCTCCTGAACGGGCAGAACGGAATCAACAACAACGTCAACGATGGATTCCGCACTTCGCAGCTTCAGGACAGCGTGACGAGCGTCCGGGACGGCGTTTCTAACCTTGCGACCCAGCTTTGCGGCTGTTGCGGTGATATGCAGATGAGCATGGCGAACGGATTTGCAGGCGTTCAGCAGTCTCTTTGCAACGGCTTCGCCGGTACTACTGCAGCAGTTACCGCAGCGCAGAACGGCATCACTCAGCAGCTCTACAGCAACGAGCTTGCGTCCCTCAACCGTAGCTTCGCGGAGCAGACCGCGAACACGGCTGGCTTCACGAACACCGCGTCCGGTATTGCTGACCTGCGTTATACTGTCGCTACGGAGGCTTGTGCTGACCGTGCGGCTGTCTCCGACGCTCTGCGTGATGTGCTTGCGGCGAACACCGCGTCTACTCAGAAGATCCTCGATCAGCTTTGCCAAGATAAAATCGACGCGAAGAACGACGAGATTGCGCGGCTGCGTCAGGAAATCAATATGCAGACGCTGGCGGCTTCTCAGGCGGCTCAGAACGCATTTATCCAGCAGGGCTTCTCCAATGAAGTTGACCAGCTCTACAACAGGCTGTCCAACTGCCCCGTCCCCTCCACTCCCGTTTATGGCCGTACTCCGATTTTCACTTGTAACAACAGCGGGTGCGGTTGCAGTAACGGCTTCGCTAACTGATGAGGTGACACCATGGCGAATTATATAACGTCTACGGATCAGAATGTTGCGCTTAACAACACGATTCCGTATGATATCGTTTCTATTCCTTGTAACAGGAGATGTGTTATCCCTGTTACGACCGGAGTTCTTAATTTGCGGAGCGGTGCCACTCAGGCGGCGAGGTATAACGTCCGGGCAGAGTGTAATGTTTCCATCCCGACTGGCGGTGCAGTAACGCCTATCGCTATCGCGCTGACGATTAACGGCGTGACGGTACCGGACAGCGTGGCTATCGTCACTCCTGCGGCTGTGGAGGACGTGTGGCACGTCAGCACAACGGCAACGATCACGGTACCCTGTGGGTGCTGCCTGTCCGTGTCTGCGGCCTACGTTGATGCAACGGAGGATGACGCGGCGGTTACGCCCACTCCGTCTATCGCAGTGAGACGTTACGCTTCGCTGTCCGTCGAACGAGTCGCTTGAGGAAGGAGGACAGACGATGCACAAACTGTATGAGTACGCTTGTGATGAGCTGAAGGAGCTGGAAAAGAAAACCGAAAAGGGTCTGACCGCGTCCGAACTGGAATACGCCGATAAGCTGACCGAGCTGAAGAAGAACATCCTGAAGATCGAGATGCTTGAGGGTGAAAGTGACTACTCCGGGCGTTACGATCCCATGCGTTCCTACCGCAGAGATGGCGGCCGCAGCTATGATGATCGTGGCGGGAGCTATGCGAGACGGCGTGATGCTATGGGACGGTATAGCCGGGACGAGATGTATTCCCGCGCCGCTGATGATGTGATCGGCCAGCTTGAGGACATGATCGAGACGGCACCGGACGAGCGGTCGCGCGACAAGATCAAAGAACTCATCCGCGAGATGAAG